GCAACGAAGCTTAGATAAATCATCTAAACACATGAAAAATTTAACACTAGCAACTGCAATCTGGCACTCACAATTGACTCCAATGCAAAGAATCGAAATTATTAAATTGTATAATTCTGGTTCTATTTCTAAAAAATACAGATCTTGTATTAATCACATCGCAAATAATTTAGAGCAATACCAATAATATAAACACCGAGCCAGGCGGATTCCTGGCAACTTTTAAACATCTATCCAAATGAGAGAATCACTTAAAAATTTAACGCGTAGCGAAGTAGCTGAAGCCACTGTCTGGACCTTAGTTATCATCGGAATTTTATCAATTATCACAATCATTTCAAACCTTTAATTTTTATTATCATGTCTACCAAAACACAAATTATCGCCACTTCGACTGGAGGCTCAAACTACGAGCCGATCCAGGCAGGTACTTACGTTGCACGTTGCTATTCCATGATTCACATGGGAACAGTAAAGGAGTCCTACATGGGCGAAGAGAAATTCGTTAATAAGGTGCGCCTTACCTTCGAGCTTCCAACTGAACTAAAAGTATTCAAGGAAGAGAATGGCGAACAGCCTCAGGTAATTTCGAAAGAGTTTACTTTGTCACTAGGCGAGAAGTCAAACCTTCGCGCTTTCTTAAACTCCTGGAGAGGCAAGGCGCTAACAGAAGAGGAATGCAAGTCGTTTGATATTACGGTCCTAGCTGGCAAGGCTTGCACCTTGTCGATCATTCACAAGACGTCCAAGGTAAGCGGTAAGGTTTACGCTGAGATCGGTTCTATTGGTGGCGTCATGAAAGGCATGGAGGTTCCTGCTTTGATGAATCCTCAAATGGTTTTTTCGGTGAGCAACTTTGACCAGGTGGCTTTTGATTCCTTCCCTGATTTCATCAAGGAGAAGATTGAATCCTCGAATGAATACAAGGCACTAAAGCAAAATGCTAAGCCAACAGCTCCAGCAGTAGAGGAGCCAATTATGGAAGTGGAGGAGGACGATCTGCCATGGTAGTCGAGACATACCCTCAGGTCCTTCGATTAGATATGAAGAGCCAATTCGGAAACTACTTCACAGTTATAGAGCGATTCGCTTCGAGTGAAGAATACGTCAAATATGTGGACTGGCAAATGATGTCAGGATACAAAGTAATTGGATCGGAGCCATACCAAAAATTAAAGCAGAATCAAGATGATCAGGATTAAGAAAATGAATGTATACCAGCAATGTGCTGAGCGCCTAAATGCTAAGGGGATTAAACCCTTTAGCGCTAGGGAGTGGAACATAGGAATAGTCCAGCAGACAGTCTATGGGAAGTTAAATTATCCAGAAGTTTTAGAGGAAATTAAATCGATTTATAATGAGCACGGAATCAAAATTTAAAGAAGGACAGATAGTCTGGGTGCGAGATTCAGAATATCATGAATGGGCGATTAGTCATTTCATAATGCTAAACCCTGATTTGAATTACAAGTATTTTTGTAGCAATACAAACGATCCGGAAAGAATGGAAGCTTGGATTTATATAACGACAGAGAACCCCTATGAAACAGCAGAAGATTAATTTTAACGACTGGATGGACCACATAGCTAACCAGCTCCAGGCAGACTATCGAAAACTTTACTATTCATCTAAATATCAAAACGATGCTAACATTTCAACAGTATCACGAGCGCAATCCTCAGATATACGAAGAGTTCAAGCGCTTCGCCTTTTTGCTGATCAATAGAGGTCACAAGAAGATAGGATCTAAGCAAGTATTCGAGCGGATCCGCTGGGAGTCAATGATCGAAAAGACTGAACGCTACAAGGTTAATAATAATTTTACTGTAGACTATGCCTACAAATTCGAATCAGACTTCCCTTACCTAGAAGGAATTTTTTACCACAGAGCTAGGAGAATAAAAAATTAATTAAATTTGTAAACCAGGGCTAGTCACAAAGGCTAGCCCACATCTAACCAAGTAATGACAAGAAAACAATTTGCAAGCACTCTAGTGAAGCGTTTCCAGGAGGCGCATCCACAGATTAAGAAAAACAAAGAGGAGGCCATTGCCTCAGCCATCCTAGGCGCGGAGATCGTCATGGAAGCGATACACGCTGGAGACTTAGATCTTAGCTATTGGGCAGAATTAAGAGAGGACATAATTAACCTATAAGCCATGACACCACAACAGAAAGCAGACCAGCTAATTAGAAAGTATACATTGGATTTTACAATGGACTTTGATCAGACAAGACTTTGCGCTTGCTTATGTATTGACGAAATACTAAATTTCATGTCTCCAAATGTTAATAGCCAACAAGCCTTTGATTATTGGTATGAAGTCCGAGATATTATAATGGATATGAGAAGCGGAAGACACGAAGCAAGAGCAGACAGATTTAACGAAGACCTTTATTAATATGACACCGAAAGAAAAAGCAAAGGACCTAGTCCGCAGATTTTACCAAGCTACCGGAGATTTTGACATCGCTAAGCAGTGCGCTGGGATTGCAGTCTATGAGATCATAGATGAGAAAACTGACTATGAGGAGGATTCTGCCTATTGGCAGGAGGTACGCTTTGAAGTCTATGCCCTAGGAATGATATGACAGCGAAGGAAAAGGCAGACGATATAATCGACTACATTGCAGGCACACATCTCAAGCAATACGGAAAGATTCAGATGAAGTATGTCCTAGAGGAGGCATTAGAAAACTCCAGGCTGATAATTAAAAACAGAATAATCGACGGGCTAGATTGCACCTATTGGCGCGAGGTGGTTAGTCACATAAAAGAAAGACAATGAAACTAGAAGACAGATGCTTTCTTGCAGTGGTAAACGTCCAGATAGCGCACCGTAAAATCGATTTAAACGAATACAGCCAGATCATGAAGTACTATAATCCAAATGTCAAAGCGTTCGATTTGATCCTGGATAAGATTAGTGAAGCGGAGGCGGAGATCATGAGGCTAGAAAATCTTTTAAATGATTTGTAGGATGTCACGGATTTAGATATATTTGTCACATATTCAGTGCAAGGGGTGAGAGTCTTGCAGTGAATACGGGTTTCAAAACCAAACTAAGCCAGTCTGATCTCTCACTCAGCTGGCTTTTTTTATTTACAGAAATGGAAGAGAAAAAATTTAAAAGAGGCGATAGAGTTTATGACGAGAGATATGGTAATGGAATAATAGATTATTCAGAAAACCATTTAATAGTAGAATTTAGAATGTGGCAATATATAACCTACGATTTAAAAGGTTACAGACATTATCCAGAAGATAAAGAACCAGCTTTAAAATTTAGATATTAATTACTATGGCAGCATTTAGAAAAATATCGGTTACTTTCTGGGGGGATTCATTCATAGGAGAGCTAACACCAGAGCAAAAATACTTTTATCTATACTTGATGACTAATGATAGGACCACACAGTGCGGAATCTATGAGACGTCTATAAGAAAAATCTGCTTTGATACCGGATACAATGCCGAGACAGTGCATAAGCTATTAGATTTCTTCCAAGAAAAAAACAAAATTAGATTCTCAAAAGATACGAATGAAATCGCGCTTTTAAACTGGGTTAAGTTCAATGACTCAAATTCGCCTAAAGTTCTGTCTTGTGTAGAAAAAGAGCTAAAGAACGTCAAAAATAGAGTATTGATACAGTATCTATACAGTATGGATACCGAATCGCAAGAAGAAGAAGAAAAAGAAAAAGAAGAAGAACAAGAAGAATACAAAAGCGATGAGTTTGAAATCTTCTGGAATAACTACGGAAAGAAAGTCGATCGAGTTAAATGCGAAAAGGCTTGGAAGAAATTAAAGAAACAAGAGATTGAAAAAATTCTGGAGTCAGTCGATAAGTATGTCCAAGCTAATCCAGACTTGCAGTACAGAAAGAATCCACTAACCTACTTAAACGGCAAATGCTTCAACGACGAGATTCAAAATTTGAAAAGTCCAGTTAATCAAGTAGCTTTGAACGACAAACCTATAATACCAAACGAATGGCAGTAAAACTAAATCTAAACGATGTGCACCTAGAGCGTGACATCGTCTCACATTTACTAGCTTATCCTCACTTATTTAGTGAAGCTAATAAATTAGTCAGTGAAGAATCTTTCACAGACGCTTTATTTAAGGCGTCATTCCTTGCATTTAAGGAACTATCCCTAGAAGATAAGAGAATCACTAGGGCAGATGTATTTAGAGTCCTTAAAAGCAAAGAAAAAGAAAAGGGAATTTCGGCTGAATTGGTCCTGAAACTAATGCCTGACCGATTGATTAACCTAGAAGAATCCTGCTATCAGCTAAAAGAAACAGAAGGAAAGAGAAGATTTCACGATTTAGCCTTTAAGATTCAGACTGCAATCCTAGATAACAAGGAAGTCTCTGACTTACAGACGATAATTACTAAGGAAATGGATAGTCTAGAGCGATCAATCGAATCCTCTGAGGTGTTTGACATCGCCTCAGTCTATGATCAAGTCATCGATAAGCTAGAAGCTAACGCTGGGAAGATTAAGTTCTCAGGTATTGACACCGGATCTAGGGATTTAAACTATATTCTAGGAGGGTTCCAGGAAGGAATGACGGTAATAGCTGGGCGTCCAGGTATGGGCAAGACTATTGCAGGATTACAACACGCTAAGAGCGCAGCGAAATCAGGCAAGCGAGTTTTATTCTTATCACTAGAGATGCCTAAAGAGTCTCTAATGTTTCGCCTTATCAGCTCGGAAAATCACGACTACAAATACAGTGATCTAAAAGCTAACCGAGTGAAGCCAGATGACATAATAAAAATTAGGAACTCAAACGCTTCGATCCTTAAATCCTTGCCTATCTTCTTTTATGACTCAGACAATAGAGACATAAACTATCTGTCCATGATTCTGACCTCAGAGGCGAAGCGGAATAAAATCGACATTGTAGTGATCGATTATCTGCAACTGATCCGAGACAATCAGCTCAAGGACCAGTCAGACTTTGCTCAGGTTTCATCCGTATCCAATAAGATTCAGAAGCTAACCAGGAAGCTAAAGATTCCGATCATCGCTTTGTCTCAGCTATCTAGGGGAATCGAGGGAAGGTCCTCAAGACTTCCACAACTCTCAGATATTAGAAGCTCTGGGAATGTCGAGCAGGATGCCATCGCTGTGATCGGATTATATCGCGACGATTACTACAAGTATACAGACGCCAGGGCTAACAATACAGCCAAAGGACCGGACGATAATATACTAAACTATGTGATCCTTAAAAATCGAGACGGTGAGACTTGCACGATTGATCGCTATGTGGATGTGACTACCAATCGAATCGCTGATTCTTATGATGAGCTCAGGGCTTATCAGAATATCGCACTGACTTCTGGAGACGAAGCGCTTAAGCAATTAAAGAATTTATTTGAAGAAGCTAAATTTTAACTAATGAAAACAATAAACTCACTAAGCGGAGGCAAAACATCAAGCTATCTAGCTAAACACTTTCCTGCGGATTACAATATCTTCTCATTGGTTAGAATTGAGGATAGAAGATGTACTCCTAAAGATGAAAAGCTAGTTCAGTTTATTTCAGATAAAATCGGTCAGGAGTTTATTGCCACAGCTGAATCAGATATCACGCTAAAGGCGGTTATTGATTTAGAGCAATTAATCGGGCAAGAGATAGTCTGGGTAACTGGAAGAACATTTGAGCAGGTTAATCGCAAAGCAACTGGAGGCAAAGGATTGCCTAATCAGCAATGGAGATTTTGCACAACTGAAATGAAGATGAGACCGATTTGGGATTGGTGGTTTAAGAATATAAACGAGAAGGTTAAGATGGGCATCGGGTTTAGATTTGATGAAATGGAAAGAGCTGATCGCTTATCGACTACATTCAAGGGAATTGTCGGACAATCTGCAAACGGAAGAAATAAATGGGATGAGATAGAATGGCGAGAAGGTTATTTCCCTTTGATTGAAAATAGAATTACTCACTATGATGTTAAAAAGTGGGCAGATTCAACTCCTTTAATTTTCCCAGCAGACTCCAATTGTGTAGGATGCTTTCACAAACCAATGCAACAGCTTAGAAAAAACTGGGATTTAGAACCTGAGAAAATGCAGTGGTTCGCTGAGCAGGAATCCAAAACAAAGAAGTGGAAAAAAGAAGGAACATACTTTCAATTTAAGGAGATAGGCTTGCAGATGGACTTCCATTTCGGAACCGGATCAGGATGTCAAGCTGGATTTTGCACAGACTAAAAAAAAATAAAATGATAACTATCAAAGGCCAGGTGCCTAGCAAGTCAAACGGATACCGGATAGGGGGAAATCGCCTTTATAAGACGGTTGATCTAAAGGAGTACGAAGTGAGCTTTGAGTGGCAGATCAGAAAGCACCTAGGCGAAATGATCAGCGTTCCCTTTGAGATCTGGATTGATGTTTACTTCCAGTCTAATCGATCTGACCTGGACAATTCGGCAAAGGTAATTCTAGACTGCCTCCAGAATTGTGGCATGATTGCAAACGATCGACTCTGTTCGGTCTTGGTCATGAGGAAGCACATCGATAAGCTGGATCCTAGAATTGAGTTTGAGATTAAAAAAATAAACGAAAAATAAAATGGCAAATAAAAAGACGGCAGTAGATTTCTTTTTAAAAGAAATGAGCGATATAATTGGGATTGTAAATACAGATGCTTTTCAAAATTTACTTATGATAGATGCTTACAATAAAGCCAAACAAATGGAGAAAGAGCAGATAATGGAAGCATGTGGATTTGGTTTTAACGATGGTCAAGCGTATATGGACGGGAATCCTAAATTTCAGTCAGCAGAACAATATTACAACGAAACTTATGGCAAATAAACTTACAGCAGTAGAATTTTTAGCGGATAAATTTATCATGATTCAGTGGCTATTAGTCAGAGACGAAATTAGTCGATCTAAAGCAGACGAGTATCTAAAAGAATTTAAAGAGAAAGCTATGCAAATCGAAAAGGAGCAGATAGTCAATGCACATTTGACTGGACTAATTTATTCTTTAGAACTACCAGCAAGCACACAAGCAGAACAATACTACAAGGAAAACTTTGGACACTAATAAAAATCTGCCGGACAATTATAAGCAGTGCATCGCCTGGATCGAGTCAGAATTGACACGAGAGACGCGATCGATCACCTTGCCTGGTTTTGTTATCAATGACGTAAATCATTCGCTTAGAATCAATCTATTGAGAATTTTAAATAATCAAGGAGCGGAGCGAAGGGCTGCGTTCCTTCGGACCAAAAGAATAAAGGACTATCTAAACAAAAACAAATGAAAACGAAATCAGAAGTATTTAATATGGATTGCATCGAGGGCATGAAGCAGTACCCAGACAATCACTTTGAGCTGGCGATTGTAGATCCGCCTTATGGGATAGGAGCTTCTGAAATGACAATGGGAACCGGAAAAAATAAAAAATATAGTAAAGGTAAAAAATGGGACGAATGCGTACCAGACGATATTTATTTTAACGAATTATTTAGAGTCAGTAAAAACCAAATAATTTGGGGAGGTAACTATTTTAATTTACCATTAATTAAAGGCTGGATAATTTGGGATAAAT